GATTCGTCATCGGAAGTTGCCGCGCCTTCCGACCATTAGATCTCATTCGTTGTCGAACTGCTCCAGCGATTTCTTCTCCTGGCCGTTCAGTTGTACCGTAGCCTTTAACTGATCACCTGCCGCCTTCACCCTGGCATTCAGTAACGCGATCTCTTCTTTCGTCCGGTTATCCGCCGCGCTGATGTCCTCCCGTGACTGGATATCCGCGGCCTTCAGCGTGTGCTCCGTCGTCTTCAGCGTATGACTTGAGCCGATGTCCGCCTGCTTTAATCCGGCCTGTACCTGCGCGATCTGCAAGCGGGTCTGGTTGTCCATCATGGCGATCTTCTCGCGGGACTGGTTTTCCACCTGCTTCGCCTGGATCATCTGCACCGCCTGCTGGAGCTGGGCCTGCAGTTCCTGATTCTGCTGCTGGAGTTGCTGCATCTGCTGCATTGCCTGAGGCGGTATTTGCGGGCCGTCTTCATCGGCCACACCCGGCGGCCGTACCCGTTCCGCAATCTGCTGCGCCCCCGGCCAGTCCATCGCCTTCACGTACAAGTCCGCGTAGGCAGGCAGCAACTGAGGCGCGGCCTGTGCGAATGCCGTCATCGATTCCACGCTCTCCTGCCGCTTCGTTTCGTGCGACGGACCCATATCCACCGCCAGATCGTAGCGGCCGGCACCCAGATCGTAGAGCCGCATGACACCGTTCTTATCCGGCTTCTGCTGGTTGAGCGTGACCTCTCTCTCGGTGTCGTCCTCGCCGATGATCCGCATCACCCGGCCCGGCCTGTCGTAGATTTTCGGGATCAGGTCCACCAGAACTTTGCCCTCGTAGTTGATGGAGATGGCGAGCTGGTCGGCGAAGTGATAATTCGCCGTGTTCCCCTGTGACAGACGCTGCCGGATCGCGATACCGCTTGTCTCATTCGAGCGGTTGCCCAGCGATGGATCGTACACACCCGTCGTAGCCTTGAGGTGATCGACGGCGCCACCCTCGGCCGCCGATATGGCCTGGATGGGCGGTTCGTACTGCTGTCTCTGCGGGGCCGGGATGAGCTGGCCGCCCACTTCACGGGGCTTGTACGTTAATGCCGCATAATTCTTGACGTTGGCCTGCGACCACTCCGTCTCGTGGTTCTCGAGCTGTCCTTCAGCCGCAATATACGGGGACTTGGGAGCGAGTGCGATTAACTCAGTCTTCGCGCTTTCCCAGTAATTGAGCATCCTTTGCGGATCTTTGGCGCCGCGCACCATGCCCACGTACTTCGTCTTGCCGTCTACGTTGTACTCTTCGCCGACCACCCGCACCACCGGGATGTAATAACCCGGCCACTTCTCCTGCTTCAGGATCTCGGCCCCGCTGATCTTCGACCACGTGACCACTTTGCGCTTCGTCATGCGCTGGTGGGCGATGGGTGCGCCTTCCGGCACCTGCTCGATCGGCATCACCGAGCCGTCCTGCAGCATCACGATGGGTTCTTCGACCTCGTCCACCGTGAAGTACTCGGCCACCCGGATCTTGTTGCCGTCGCCATACAGCGGAGAGTTGTCGCCGATGCTGCGGAAGTCCTCGAGGCTCGACACTTCGGCATCGGGGAACTGCTCTTTGAAGGCATCCTCGGTCAGGTCTTCGATGATGAAGCAGAACTTCGCATCGCAGCAGTCCGGTTCCCGGCAGTTGTCGTCCATGTAGACGGTGAACGGGTTCGGGATGCGGCGGATATAGAGTTCCTGATCGAACGACAGCTCATCCGGGTACTCGGCGATGACGCGGTAATAGCTGCGCCCGGTGACGATGGAGTAGAACCCGGCGTAAGACCGCACGGCGGGAGCGTTCGACTGCCGTTCGATGTGCCGCATGATGCCCATGTACACGTCCGCGGTCTCGATATCTCCCTTGTCATCGACAGGGCTGATCTGCGGCGCCGGCTTCTGCTGGCGGATCTCGTTCGATACGGCGTGGACTAAGCCGGGAAGGCGGTTGATCGTTAAGCAGGGGCGTCCTTCGTCTGCCCGCTGTCTCTCGATCTTGTCCGGCCACTGGTCGCCATCGTAGAAATTTAAGTCCTCCAGTGCCAGTTCGCGATATTCCGTCTCCGCTTCTGATACCTGCTTGAATCTGTCCCGCGCTTTGGCCAGGAACTCTTCTTCGTAGCGCTGTTCGACAGATTTGGCGTCGTCGTCTGCTTCCCTTGAGGAAACGGCAACCACGTAATTATCAGGCATGCTTTTATTGCTGGTTACTGCGGGTTACCCCGCTTACCTTTCGTCGTGTCCAAATCCGGGTTACCCACATTACCCTCTTCAGGACACGAATGCCCCGCAGAGGCGTTACGCACCTTATTGCGGTGGTTCCTCTTCGCAGCCTTCGCCCGTATCCAGTGGTTCCGGTGTGATTGTCACTGAGCCGATGGCATCGGTTTCGCTGTCGCTCACTTCATTCACTGCGTAGTTCAGCAGGAATCCGATTCTCCGGCGCATTGGGTTGCCGTACTGGTCCAGAATGAGCGGCATATTTATTCCTTCTCGCTTCATGACAAATCCTGCCGGCCCGCCGCCTGTCATTTATTACTTGTTCTGTGTAGACCTCACCAAGTCCAGCTTCCGCAAATGCATTCCGCATTGTGCCGAAATGGCGACGGTAAATCGTGTCATCCGGAACCAGACCGCGCCTGAAGTCTGTTCCCCGCGGCAGCACACGATGCGCTACATAAAAGTCACGCAGAATCTCGATTAGCATTTCTCTGCTGTACTTGCGCCCCGGGAGAGTGCCGTTCGTCGGGAGATTCAGCAGTGACATGACATCATTGATTCGCGTCACATTGAATGCCAGCGCAACACTTGCAGGGGAGAGCCCCTCGCAATACAGTTCCTTCCATGACGGCGTATGCCCCAGTTTGGAGATAATATGCCGCAGCTTTTCCAGAATCTGTGCGTGGCAGGTGCCGCGCACATTTCTTGCTTCAGTTGTAATGGGCCCCGCCGGATTCTCACTGAGCATTCTGCTTCTGGCATGCTGCCGCAGTTCAGTGCTGTTCTTCATATGAGACGGATGCCGCAGCCAGTTCTCTGTCCGGCGACTGGCCTGATCCGACATCTTCCGTCGTATAGACTCGTTGACCAGACCGGCCTTCTGATTGAAGCCGTGCTTCCGTTTGTATTCAGCAGCTCTTATGCCGTGAGCCAGAAACGCATGCGTGGCAAGGTGACTCCGCCACTCGCCGCATTCATGGCACTTGATCTTGTCCTCGGCCGGATCGTACTCAAGAGCGCCTCGCACCGATTGACCCGATGGGATAAATGGCGCCTTCTGCTGATACAGAAAGATTTCGTTGCCGATAATGACATGGCTGTCATTCATACAAATATTTCAGCCCATCCAGCCCGTGCTGCGCATACCCGGCGTGACGTACACCGTTTTCTCTTTCGGCGGTTCCGGCTTCGTGCGGAGAATATCGTGCAGTCTGCTGTGTCCGTAGCGCAGCGCATCCATCAAGTGGTCCCGGTCCTTGACAATGCGGCCCCTTTCATCCCTGCGGTACAGCCTGAACTCACCGAGCCAGTTCTGGCAGCTCTGGAATACCTTTAAGCGCCCAGTAGTCATTCTCGTGAGCAATTCGTACAGACCCGATTCGACCGCATTGTCAGCTTCAACTAAGTCCAGGCCCAATTCCCTGTACATCTCGATCAACCGGCGGCCGTCCGTCTGTCCCCTTCCTCTTGCTGCGGGATCGATGGCGCCTCTGATCCATTTACCCCGTGACCGGAGCGCTTCTGCGTGAATGACTGGCTCTGCCTCGCCCCTGTAGTGCTCCGCGTACAGATAAAGCACGTCAGTATCTCTGTTGAGCGCAAGAAACGCTGCGGCACTGACGCGCCAGCCGACGTCGAACCCATAACATCTCGGCCAATGATCGGGAATCGGGAAATCCGGCAGAACCAGATCTGCTTCCGGCACAGGGAAAATTGCCCCGGAGCCTAAAACCGGTATGCCTTTAGTTCTGGCGTCTCTCTGATAAGGCGGCAGGCTTGCAAGAAGGTCCGCCTTGGCATCTTCGGTCAAATGTGGAATATCTGACCATGTAGCCTGAACCAAAAACCGTGAGATGTTTGTACCCTCTTACAACTTGTGTTTCATCGCTCGCTTCCACATGTAGATGAGCAGTGATGATTCCCGCTTCGCGCTGTTGTTGGCCTTCGAAGTAACGCAGAGATTGTCCACCCCGTTACTCCCCCCTGCTTTGAGTGGCACGATGTGATCGATTGAGGGCTGATCAATCAGACGCGACTCATACACATCCCAATACTGCGTTCCAATGCGATACGACTCCAGACACTCAAAGAAGTTCTCTTTGACAATGGACTCATCAGCATTGCCGCTGCGTTTGCGGCTGAGATGGGCGAGCTTATAGCTTCTGGCACGATCCTTGTTGGCCGCTACCCATACTTTATTGCGGACTTTGTCCTGCGCCACCCATTCCGCGTCGTGCTGCCTTCGGAGATTTCCTATCCGGCACGCCGCTCTCGCCTTGCCTTTGTATTCTTCACTGCGCTCTGCGTACGGATGCTCCTGCCGATACTTACTGCACTGCTCAATGTTCTTTTGTTTGCCCTCGGGCGTTGCGATCCATGCTCTTCGCCGCGACTTTCCATTCTTTTCGTAATCCCGGCGAGCAACTACCTTCTTTGCTGCTTTGCAGACAGGATCATCAGCGTGTTCCTTGCGCCAGCGACGGACGATCTCACGATGACGGGCACGGATAACAGGATTCTGCTCCTGCTCGCGTTTGTAGTCCGCACAACACGGACGACATTTCGACGCCAGATACTGCCGGCCGTCAACCCATCTGGTGTTGAACTGGTTTGAATCTTTCGTCTCATTGCAGCGCGGACAGCGCTTTTGTTTCAGTAGACTGTTGTCAGCCACTCCGCAACTCCCTCGTTAGTTGTGGTTTCGGTCAGGGGCAGCCAGCGTTCGTAGCGCTGTCTGTCCTGCTTAATCTATTATCTCATCACTGTTTCACAAACGTCCTGGGAAACGGCGCGAATCTGCGTTGCAAACAAAACCCAATTGGACGCCAGAAAAGGTGTAGCACAAACCTTCGTTTATGCTACACGAAGGAGTCGGCATGGCAACTACAAAGGCAGCCCGTTTGGCATGAACGAAAGTACTACTTCAGAAAGACCTGACAGCGGAGTAAATGTCAGAAAGCACAGGCCATCAGTAGTCATGGTTCGGACCAGTATTTCTGTCCAGATCGGAGTCGGAGGCTCTTCGTCACACCACCCCACATCTATCGCCTGACCGTAGTAGCTCGCCGCGCCCTCTTCATAGCTCTTTAGCGTGACCGCTGACGTACCGCCGCTCGCGTGCTTCACGTAAATCGTGTCGATGGCTTCCGCTATGCCTTGTTTCGTCGTCCGGTGAACAATTGATTCGAACGGCAGCATCCCAGTGCCAGGTGCAGACACTTTGCCATAGAGTTCCAGTTGCAGAATCTCACGCACCGTTTTATTTGACTGCCCACACGCCCACGCTTTAATGGCATGATCAAATCGTTTCCCTGTCCACCAGTGAG